TACTAAACAACAGAGATATGGCATACTATACGGGTGAAGAACTAGAGCAAGATTTGAAACAAACGGTCAAAGAATTAAACCGTCAGTTTACAGATGATTTTACTTATAACTTTTATCTTGACCCAAGGTCAGGACTAGCTGAAATTTATATCGAAAACGAACTTATTTTAATTGATGATCCCGAAGATGTCAAGGACGTTATTTATGATAACGTAGGTTCAATTATGGATATTTTTGTTACAGAGTTAGGTATGGGCGAGTACAGTTTTCAGGTTATTGTAGAATACAACGAACTATAAAAAAATGGAGCGTAAACTTGTTGAACTACTTATTGAAGAAGATTCTACTGCATGGGGAGTAGAAGCAATTAGCCTTGTAAAGTTTCCTGCAATCGAGGAGAACTTTGTTTTTTTCAGTAAGGATGGCAACACACGCGCAATGAGTTTAGCTGCTGTAGACGAAGACCAACGTACAGTAGTGGGTGCAGCTTTAATTCCTGACAAGCATATACCTCGAATTGACGAGAACACGGATGAAGAATACGATGTGTACTTCAGTAAGGAAACAGTCAAGTTGGCTAGTGAGTTGTTCTTAAAGCAAAATCGTACAAACGATCACACAAAGGAACATCTTGAAAAAGTAGATGATGTAAGCGTAGTAGAGAGTTGGATTGTAGAAGACCCTGAACTAGACAAGAGCAAGGTTTACGGTTTCGCAGTACCTGAAGGAACATGGATGGTAAAGCTACAGGTAGCCAACGATGAAGTGTGGACTGAGATTAAGGACGGAAAACTTCGAGGGTTAAGTATTGAAGGTTACTTTTCAGATAAAGTAGAAGAAATGAGTCAGTCACTATCTATGAAGAAAGTATTTAAAAAGTTGTGGTTTGCTGTAAAGCGCAAATTCTATCAGGAAGTAACCCTGTCACAAGGGTTTACCATTGCTACTGAAGACGAGAATATGACAGCAGGTAGCACAGTATTTAAGATTGATGACGAGGGATTGCCTACCGAATTAGCAAACGGTAAATACACAACTGAAGGGGGCGTAGAGTTAGAGGTGTACGAAGGTGTATTAACTGAATACAACGGTGAGGTAAAGGCTGTAGAAGACGAGGTAGAAGAAGAGAATGTAGAAATGGATAAAGTAGAATTGAACCAAAGAAAAGTGAAGTTCTATACAGCGTATCTAAAGCGTAAATACTATAACACTTACGGATGAATCCATTAATAAACAGGGTTTGGTCTACATGGACAAACAGCAGTCAGCAGGAGTTGCTAGAAATGCTGCGTGAGTTTCGACTAGATTATATTTTTGATGACAGCTTTTTGCATGGTTTAGACATTATAGAAGAAGCTATCCTAGAAGAAAACTATGAACGCGCAATGATCATATTCCAAGAGATGAAACCCTCAGGTGTTTTTATGCCAAGGGATTTTGATTTGTTCATGGAGATATTAGACGAAGCCAACTATGGGTATTAACAACCAACATATATTTAAAAAAATGCGTAAGAAAAAATTCGCAGAAGACGAGGTAGTAGTTGAAGAAGAAACTACCGTGACTGAAGAAACCGTGGAAGAAAGCCCCGACTCCCACGATCAATTTGTATCAATTTTAGTTGACATGGGGCTGTCAGCAGAACAAGCTGAAGCTGTGCATACGATGGCTATGGATTTAATCGATGCAGGCGAAGGCGAAGAAACCACTGAAGAAGTGAAAGAAGAAGTAAAAGTCGAGGCTTCACGCCAACGACGAAACCGACGAAGCCGACGAGCAGAATTTTCTCGTGGGCGTTCAGCACGACCAGATCGTCGTGAACTGTCCGCTGAGGACAAGATGGAACAACGATTGAACCGCTTGGAGCGTTCGAACCGTGCTTTGCGTAGTCAGCTACGCGAGTTTGGAGCAGCACCTGCTGCCCGTGGAGTACGAACTGCCCCTACCGAGTTGAGCCAATCGACAGTTAAACGTAACATTCCCAAAGGAACATCTGCTGCTTTGGATATGATTAATAATTATCAAGCATGAGTCGACAATTAACACGACAACGACGAGCCTTTGCTGCTCCTAATGTAAGCCCTACTACTACGTATGCAGGTGTACACGCAGCACCGTTTGTAGCACCTGCCCTTAAATTGGCAGATACTTTGCAAAAAGGATTTGTTCGTCAAATTGACGGCATCCAAAGCAAGGCTGTAATTTCTAGCTTGTCATCTACGGGCGTAATTCAACCTGCAAACTGTGATTGGAACAGCAATGATTCCTTGACACTTGGTGAGCGAGTATTGGAACTTAATGATATGGCAGTAATGGAGGCTTTGTGCCGTGGTACATTGCTCCCAACATGGGCAGGTATGACGGGCGCACGGGAAACTATGACAGCAGGATCACCTGAATTTGTAAACTTTAGCCTTGCTACAGTTGCAGGATATGCAGCACAAGGCGTAGAGAATACAATTTGGACAGGTATTACTGATGGCGCAGCAGTACCTGCTTCCATTGCAAAAGGATTCTTAGGCAACGATGCGACTTTTGATAACGCAAGCTATTCATCATCTATTCTTGGCACAGGGGGTATCGTAAATGAAGCCACTGTAGGTGCTACAGGATTTGATGGTGCAGATAGTACAATTGTAGGAGCGACAGGTGCGTTCAATGTAGTTTATGAAAATGCTTTGGCTAATTGCCCTGCCGTATTGAACAAGACTGATGTTGCATACTACTGCTCACCAAAAACGGCAGGCGCGTATATGCTCGGTCTTGCCATTTCAGGAGCGCATCAAGGTGTGAATATGCAATCTACAGACCAAGCGTTTGACACATTGCAATACCTCGGTATTCCAATTCACGTATGCCCCGGTATGCCTGATGATGCTTTGGTTTTGACGTATGAGTCTAACTTGGTAGTTGGTTCAAACTTGAACACAGACTACACTACGGCTCAGTATATTGATGCTTGGCAGTATGATGGTTCAGACAACATTAAAATTGCTATGCGATTTGGACTTGGTATGCAAGTAGGCATTCCTAGTGATGTAGTCGTTGGAGCATTCGCAGCAATCTTTAATTAATTAGTGCAAGATGTCTTGCGAAATTTCAAGCGGACGAGTAGTCGATTGTAAAGATCAAATTGGCGGTATCAGTAAAGTTTTTATTGCAGAACAATTTACTAGCTTGCCTAATCAAACTGAATGGGCTGAAAGTGGTGATGTAGTTACTGCTGTTGCAACATCAGGTGTAGGCACTGATTTGACTTTTTTTCAATTTGACGTTCGCCCCGAAACTAGTTCTATGACGGTCACTTATGCAAGTGATCCTGCCAATGGGACTACGTTTTTCGAGCAAGCATTATCTTTAACATTCCAAAAGTTGGATTCTACAGATATTGCTGATATACGTTTGCTGTGCCAAGGGCGTCCTAACATTTGGGTTGAAGACAACAACTCTAATGTATGGTTGCTAGGTGCAGAATTTGGATGTAACGTGACGGGGGGTAACCTTGTTACAGGTACATCCTTTGCAGATTTAACTGGCTATACTATCGACTTTTCAGGTCGTGAACCTAACCCTGTATTTCTTGCCGCAGCACCTGCTGCTGGTGGTGATGTATTATCAGGCGTAACGGGTGCAGTTATAGGATCGTAATAAATTTGTTTGTGGGTTAGATAGAAGGGGGGGAAGGTTCTGCTTTGCCTTCCCCCTTTTTTAATGAAAAAGAAAGAAGATGATACAGCTTACTAATAGTACGGGTTACCAATCATTCTATCTAAAACTAGATGGCTATGATACGACTGCTATAACTCCCGTTCGAGTTACGATGGTAAATCAATTAACTAGTAAGTCAACAAATTTTGGATCAGTTACACCTACGGCAGCTAACGGTAGGTATACTACAATACAAATCCAAGTAGCATCTACTCCTAAACTTGTAGAAGGTTTGTATTTATTAAAAGTAAAAAACAGCGGAAACAATGTAACTTACGCTACACGACTTGCATTTGTTTCTAGCACACCTGCGTTTAAAGAATCCACATATACACCTTATGGAGAAGAAGACGGAAACGCTTATAACGTATATGCCCCATGAATAAGCAGAACTTTTCGGTTATAGAGTATCAATCACCTTTGCTTCCTATTTTTAAGGAAAGCCAAAACAAGTTGTGGATTGATATGGGCGCGGACAACCTATACCCACACTACCTAGAAGAACTGTATGCTAGTTCTAGTATGCACGGTGCAATCATTAAAGGCGTAAGCGAAATGATTTATGGGGAAGGCTTGAATGCCATTTCCAAAGATCAACACGTCGAACAATGGTTAAAGGTTAATTCTATTTTTGGTGATGGAACGTGTTTAAAGAAAGCAGCCTTTGACCTAAAGCTGTACGGTCAATGCTACTTAAATATAATTTGGTCACAAGACAGGACTACAGTAAGTCGAGTGCATCATTTGCCTGCTGCAACTATGCGATGCGGTATAGCAGATGATGAAGATAAAGTGCCTCTATTCTACCACAAAAAAGATTGGGCAAAGCAACAAGAAGAGCCGTTAGTCATTCCTGCGTATGACACAAACGATCGAGCAGCAGCATCACAGTGTTTGCATATTAAAATGTATTCGCCACTTTCGTTTTATTACGGGGCGAGCGATTATGAGTCAGGAACGGCATACGCACAGATAGAGGCAGACTTGGCAGCTTACCATCTTTCTTCGATAAACCAAGGATTTTTTCCCTCAACTATCATGAACTTCAATTCGGGCGTACCGACAGAAGAAGAACGTGCTGAACTAGAAAGGTTGGTTTACAATAAGTTTGGAGGGGCAACAAACGCAGGGAAAATCTTGATGACGTTTAATGACTCACAAGACACAGCACCCACAATTGAAAGTTTTAATTTATCTGATGCACATCAGGTATTTGATTACCTGAGTACAGAGTGCAGTAAAAAAGTATTGTCAGCGCATAGAGTTACAAGCCCGTTGTTGTTTGGCTTGCGCGATACAGGAGGTGGTTTTGGAAACAATGCCGACGAGATGAAAGAATCGTATGACTTGTTTTACAATACAGTTGTACTTCCTTTTCAACGTCTATTGCTTGATGGTTTAAGACCTGTTTTTGCAGCAAGTAACATTACGCTTGAATTGTACTTTACACCTATGAAGCCTGCATCATTTGTAGAGGTAGACAATTTGTTTGACCCTGTACGAGCAGGTGACACTTCAGATAAAGACGCTAGTTACAACGGAGCGCAAATTTCAAGTGCTGTTGACGTGTTAGTTAAAGTGCAAGAAGGCTTAATTACTACCGATCAAGCTAAGGTGTTCTTGGTGCAGATGTTGCAATTTACACCTGAAGTAGCAGATGCTTTGTTTGTGGAAGGCGTAGACGCAATTACGAAAGTACAAGAAGAAGAGGTTCAGGAAGAAGCAATTGCAGAAACGCAGTTAAAAAAAAAAGATAGCGAATTACAAAAGCGTATGCGAGCAATAGACGCTAGGCTTGGAGATGATTTCTATTACGTAAAATCTGAGTTAGTCGAAGATGATTATCTTGATGAAATGCTACACGCTAAGAAGCATTTGTTTTATGCTGAATACTCAAATGTAGAAGATGTTTCTGATTACGGAGATGTAATTGGAAAAGATGACTACTTGTTTGCCGTAAGGTATCGATACGCAGAAACAGCCACAACGCCTGCACAGAGTAACGAAAGCAGGGACTATTGTGTAGAGATGATGGAACTTTCAGATGATGGGGTTATCTATCGCTACGAAGACATACAAGATATGTATTATGAAAACCCTGAATTTAATCATCCCGGCACTTCAGGTTTTGACAAGTTTACTCTAAAAGGCGGTATCTACTGTAGGCACGGATGGCAAAGAGAAATCTTTATTTACGCTCCTGACGGAGAGCCAAAAGAAATGGAGATGATAGAAATAGAGGGCAATTGGGATGATGTAATGCGTAGGGTTGGCAATAACCCTGACGTAGTACAAAAGGGAGAAGAATACACAGCACCTATTGATATGCCTAATAGGGGCGCATATAACTAAACAACATGGCTACGACACTATATATTAGTTCAAGCAAGCTAAAGCGTGATACGGCTTTAGGAAGCACAGTTGATGACAACCTGTTACAGCCTTACATTAAGATTGCTCAGGACAGATGGATTCTACCTGCTTTAGGCACAGAACTAGAAACCAAAATTAGCGCATTGATTGATGCAGGAACAGTGGCAGACGCAGGTAATGAAGCCTACGCAACCTTGTTAAATGATTACATACAGCCGTGTTTAGTGCAACTTGCATTTACAGAAGTTGCCTATGTAGTTCGTATGAAGTTTGCAAACAATAGCGTAGTAGTCAACGGATCAGAACAAGGTTCTGCTGCAAGTCTGACGGATATTAAAGTTGTAGTAGAGCAGTCGAATGAAATCGGTATGTTTTACCGTCAGCGTATGATTACGTACCTTCAGTTTAACAGCGGTTCATTTCCTGAATACACAACTAACACAGGTGCTGATCTTTCACCTTCTCAACGTAATTACTTTGGAGGACTCAATGTATACCCACGGATTCCCACTGACAATCAAATCAAGTCAATTGCAACAGCTTTGGGCATTAGATATTACAACTCGTAATCATTGGAAACTACAGAAATACTTAGATAATGTCAACGAAAGTAACAGATTTAACGCCATTAGTAACGACTGATGATGCAGACGTACTGCACATTGTAGATGTAGGAGATGAAACAGGAGGCACAGCAGGGACAAGTAAAAAGATTACAGTAAGCAACCTGTTGGCTAGTGCAGGATCAGTTGATTCTGTCAATGGGCAAACGGGTGTTGTGGTTCTTGAAATGAATGATATAGATGATGTAAATGCAAGCACACCTGCTGACAACATCGTTTTATCATACGACACAGCAACAAGCAAGTATATTGCCGACACAAGACTAACTACACTTTACACCGAGTTTCGTAACGGGACTGCTGTTAACGTTTATGCTGACGGAGTTACAGCAACGCAAGGTCGATTAGAGTTAACATCTACAACTGCCAACGTTAAGTCAGGGGTGACGGGCATGACTGTTACTGAAACAAGCCCAGGCGATGTACAGTTCGCTGTAGCAACAGGCTCATCGGGTGGCACGGCTTTTACTGCTCTTCATTTAGATGGGACAACAACCGCAAGCGAAGCGAACCTCATTGTAAAGCTAGGATGTTTTTTAGCTATAGAAGGGAGTGGTGGCGCACAGGCTAAATTCAGAAGCACTAACTCAGGCAACACGCTTTACAACGTTCCTGCTTCGTCAGGCACTCTAGCTTTAACGTCAGATATTCCATCAGCAGGAATTGCCGCTGTCGTAGATGACACAACACCACAGCTTGGAGGCAATTTAGATGTTCAAGCCCGTGAGATAGACACGTCAACGACGAACGGAAACATAGTAGTTGCTCCTAATGGAACGGGTGTTTTAGAAGTTAAGGGTGACACGAACGATGGAGCTATTCAACTTAACTGCAATCAAAACTCACACGGAGTAAAAATTCAATCTCCTCCGCATAGCGCAGCAGCTAGTTACACGCTTGTTCTTCCTGATGACACAGGTACGAATGGACAGGTTCTGACTACTGATGGCTCAGGCAACTTGTCTTTTACTACCGTAAGCGGAGGAGGAGGAGGAACAATTACAGCCGTTACAGGCACAGCACCAATTGTAAGTTCAGGCGGTAACACACCTGCTATTAGCATTACAGCAGCGACAACAAGCGCGGCAGGTTCAATGAGTAGTGCTGATAAAACTAAGTTAGACAATGCTACTGCATCATACGAGGAGGACGAGTTAAAGACAGGCATGAACGCTACGATGAACACGAGCGTAAGTGTTGCGTCAAACAAGATTGTAGATATTATGGGTGATGCTTTAGCTGACACAAGCAACGCCAACAGTAAGAAATTTTTAGGCTTTCACACAGGCAGTAGTGTTTGTGTTTTGCAAGGCATGGTAGATGCAGTAGCTAGCATAAGCGGAGCATCAGCAGGTAGTCCTTTGTGGATCGGAGCAAGTGGTGCGTTCAGCGCAACAGCACCGACAACTACCAACTATTACTCACGAGTAGTTGGTCATTACATAGGTACAGGTCAAGGAGGAGAAGAGTTAGTTTACTTTAATCCTTCCCAAGATTGGGTTCAAATTAGTTAATCATGGCAGAAATTTCAGGAGTATCAACAGCAGACATAGATAACGTAGACGGATTCTTTACTACGCAGGGAGGAAGCGGTATATCGCCAAACAGTATGCCTGCATCAGGAGTTAATGGTACGCTATTAATTGGTAACGGTTCAATACCGGCAAATCCTGCTGTGACAGCAGATTTCAACATTGGTACTACGGCTTCAGTAAGTTTTGTAAAAGTTCAAAGCGGGTATATTAACTCAGCTAACACAACTGCATTTTTAGGACTTACAGCGAACGGTGAATTATGGTATAATTTGCAGCCGAGTGTAATTTGGAAGGCATGGGCAACTGCCGATGGCACATGGCGTAGATATGGAACTGCTACGGATTACGATGATATAGCCGTAGACCCTGACTGTAACTGTTTTGCAGCAATACGCAGTGGTGATTTATGGTTTGTAGGCTATGGTTCGAGTGGTCAAAGAGGAGATGGTTCAACATCATCTTCTAGTAGTTGGATCATAGTTAACAATTCTTTGACTTGGACATCTGTTTCTTTAGGTTCGCAGAAAATGGGCGCAGTTGATTCTAATGGCCACGTTTATTTTACGGGCAGGAACTATGATTACATGACCGGACAGGGTACTACTTCAGGAACTTTAACCACATTAACACGGGAACAAAATAACCTGACAGGAGTAACTTATGTATTTGCAGGACCTTACAGAACTAGCTTAATTATAGCAAGTGGGAATATGTATGTTACAGGCAGGAACTATAATTATAAGGGAGGTGGTTTAGTTGGAACTAATGGTACTATTAACGGACCAACATTAAGCGATAGTAGCGGAGATTTTGTATCTGTCCAATGCAATTATTGGTGTTCAATGGCAATTACTACAACAGGAACTTTGAGATTTGCAGGTGCTAATAGTTACAAAGCGCGTCCTGATAATGGAGCTAGTCAACAAACAGCAGCTACGGCTTTTGATGTAATTGATGGTGGGGCTACAGGCTATACCTATTTTTACCTTGGCGGTAAATCGTCAGATGGACAATTCCCTGCTTTTGCTATTAAGGGTGGGCAACTTAAAATGGGAGGAGGTACTTATAGTTACGATGTAAAAGTAGCGTTAGGTTATCCAAGCAATAATAGTTGGGTAGACGTTGGGTATACAGGAGCAATAGCTGCTGCTAGTAGCAGATATATAAATGCACTATCATGGTAGAAGGAACTTACAAAGTCATAGTTGACGAGAACACAAATTTTGCAGAAGGATGGACTGATTCAGGTACGCCTAATATGCTGTACAATTATGACCAAATGTCTTTAGATGAATGCGAAGAGATTGATGGCGTTTATTATGCTACCTATGAAACTTGGATAGTGGAAACTGAAAGGGTTATTGAAATGGCTACTGCCAACGGCATTGAATTTTTTACCATACAAGCAGGTGAATACGGAAAATTATGAATTACGAACTGATTAGCGTAGCGGTGGGTGCAGTTGGTGGGATAATCGGAACTTACGTGAAGATGGAGAACGAACTTACAAAAGTGAAGAGCCGTCTTCTCAGCTTGGAAAAGCAAGAAACGAGGGTGCAACAATCCTTGGACGTTTTGCTTGAAGGCGTGAACGAGATTAAAATCTTACTAGCTAAAAAAGGAATAGAATAAAAACTGCCATGAATAGTCTAATTACCAAGGACAAGGACATTCACGTTCTGCCACTTGATTTTAAAACGAACACCGATAAAAAGACTATTTACTTGCTTTCAGATGTACATTTTGATTCGGTCAAATGCGACAGAAAAATGTTCTTTAAACATTTGGATATGGCAAAAGAAGAAGGTGCTTCTGTTTTTATTTTGGGAGATTTATACGACTTGATGCAGATGCGCTTTGATCCTCGTGGGGATTACGGCTCGTTAAGACCTGAACTTAAAGCGTCTGCATACATTGATGAGGTAATTAAAGATTGTTCGGAAAAACTGATGCCTTACAAGGATGTAATTAAACTCATCTCATTAGGCAACCACGAAACAAACATAATAAAACGGCATGGTGTCGATTGCATACAGCGAACTGTAGGCATCTTAAATAACGAAGGCGCAGAAATTGTTGCAGGATATTATGCAGGATGGATAATTTTAAAATGCGCTATGCCAAATGGAAATCGAGGCAGCATACCATTGCATTATCATCACGGTTACGGAGGCAATGCAAAACGATCTAAGGGCGTTCTTAATGTGGACATAGACATGAAGGACTACCCACAAGCACGCATTATAGCACGTGGACACACGCATCAAAAATGGTATGTCCCTGTTATGCGTGATGTGTTAACTTCAAACTTCAACCACGCACAAGAAACAGTTCACGTAGTGCAAACGGGATCATATAAAAAGAAAGACCGTTCGATTGGGTGGGAAGTTGAGAAAGGTTTTTCTGTTCCTAGATTAGGTGGGTGGAAGTTTGACGTTGAGTTTGTCAAGAGAAAATACGTAGTAAGTGCAGTAGAGTTGAATTGATGAGAGAACTAAAACGAATCATTTTGCATTGCACTGCTACACAATTAGAACAACAAGTCAATGTATCAAAAATTGATAGTTGGCATCGTAACAGGGGATGGTCGGAAATTGGCTATCACTATGTCTTGTATCTTGATGGGACAATAGCAACTGGTAGGGACATTAGAAAGCAAGGCGCACACGCTAAAGGGCATAACCATGATAGCGTAGGTGTAGCATACGTAGGAGGACTTGACAACAACCTAGTACCACAAGACACAATGACCATGCAACAGGAAATGGCTTTTTTACATTTGGTCAATTCACTACGTGTTGTTTTTGGTGAGCTGTCAGTGCATGGACACAACGAGTATTCAAGTAAAGCCTGCCCTAGTTTTGATGTGCAGGTTAAGTATAATTTTTTAAATAAATAAACATGGAATTTTTAACGATGTACTGGAGTGAGATTTTAAATGTTTTTCTTGTCGCAGCAGGAACGCTGACTGCTTTGACTGAAACAAAAAAAGACGATCGGATTGTAAACGTACTATCAAGAATCTTACAAGCCGTTGTGCTTGGAAAAAACAGAAAGAGCAAGTAAATTAGTTTTGCTTACTGGCAAACCTTAGTGTAACAGATTACACGCAGAAGCCCTACCTAACGAGGTGGGGTTTTTTGTGCCGTATAATTTGCAGTATTGATTACTTTACACTATATTTGATTCATGACACACAACAAAATAGACATTTACAGGGAGCAGAGATGGGTTGATAGAAGCAAAGAGTTGTATGAGTTGTACAACGGTTTGAAGGAATCGAAAGATGATCCTCAAATGCAAGCGGAAGTAAAGGCGTTGCTTGGTAAAGCAGAGGCAAAATTAGCAGACTACGCAAGGCTGCGTGAAGTACACGCAAAAACAGTGGCAGACAATTTTATGCTAGGAGTACACAGGTTAGTAGAAAGCATAAAGTAATGGATACAAAATACATAGAGGTAAGCGAAACGCATCACTTAGAGGTAGCTTATAGATACTACCCACAAACAGCGTCAAATGATTATGACGTACCGTCTGACCCTGAAGAGTACGAGATAGTAAGGATTGAATTGGTGAGCGAGTCAGGCGTTCGCATGGATATAACTAACGTAACAGAAGATTTACTAGGTGTATTGCCTTGGGATAAAATCAACGAAGAAATTTCTAATCAACATAATTAATATGAGCAAAATAATTCAAATGCAGTCATGGGGTAAGCCTTGGAAAAATGATCAAGGAGTAGATTGTTTTAACTATGAGGTGCTGTTAGATGATCAACGCAGCGGAGTTGTTACTGCACAGAGCGAGAAGCGATGGCAAGTAGGTGATGAATGCGAGGTTACAAAAGAGTGGACAGACAAAGGAGGCAACAAACGTATGTCGCTAAGTAAGCCAAAGTCAGAATGGCAAAGCAAAGGAGGTGGGGGTAAACTTAGTGCTGAAGATCAATTGCGCATTGGTAGGCAGTGGGCTATTAATACTTCCATTAATTACTTGCAATTGGTAACAACATCATCAGGGCAATTAACACCTGATGAAATAGCTAGGGCAGCACGTATGTTTATTGATATGCGCGATGGCTTAGATGACTTTAAGTACGATCAAGCAAACGATGATGACCTGCCTTTCTAATGGGAAAATTGAAACAAACACTTGAGGACGGCTATACAATAGAATACAAGTACATTCATGAACCATTGCCTGAAGACCTAAAATGGGCGATTGGTCATGCGTCAACTTTTTCAAATAGCCCTGAAGAAACGAAGCAGAACGCTTTGTTGTTATTGCAAACTTTAGACGAATTAAGAAATGACTTTAGAAACTTTCATTAAGATTAAGTTTGGCACACAGAACAAACTAGGTGAAGCCTTAGAAGTTGGGCAAAACACCGTAAACCGATGGTACAATCAAGACCCGAAAAAATTCTTTTTGCACGTACAGCAGCTATCTAAATGGGGTGATATACCTGTAGAAGAAGTAGTGGATATGATTGAAGAGAGATGTACAGATGTTCGACACTTACAAGCTGAGCGTAAATGAGTTGCGCTTACTACGGGTGCAGCTTTATTACTTGCACGATCAGATACATGGGTATAAAAAAAGTATACTAGTTGAGGAGTTGAATAAAATAAATAAGCACCTGAAGGAGTTAACAGGTAAAAACCAATATCTATACCTATGAGCAACAGAGAATTTAAAGGCGTTTGGATACCAAGGGCTTTGTATTTGAACGAAGAATTAAATTGGACAGAGAAGTTAATAATTTTAGAAATTGACTCTTTCTCTAGAAACGGTATGCCATGTTTTATAAGCAATGAACATTTGTGCAAACACCTAAAGGTTTCCGCAAGCACAATTGAAAAGGCTTTAAAAAAAACTGAAGACTTAGGTTACATAATCAGAAGTCATGCAGTTATTGATGGCCATAACCGTAGAATTCTACGAATGCAAGCCGTAATAAACGATGGGTCTATACCATCAAAAACTACGGTTCAGACCCGTAAAAAAGTACGACATAACAATACAAGTATGAATACAAGTAACAATACAATGAATGAAGGGAAGCCTACAAAAATTCCTAATGCTCAAGAATGTTATTTGTACTTTGCAGAATTAGGAGTTGAAAATCATTACGACGAAGCAGACGCATTTAAAGATTGGTACGATCAGACGGGGTGGAAATTAAAGGGTGGAAACAAGATCAAAGACTGGAAAGCAACAGCACGAAATTGGGTACGCAGACAAAAAAAATATCAGGATGGAAAAGACACTAAAGGTTTCAAGCAATCAAACTTTAACGCTGACAACATTAAGTCATTCGTTGCTGAAGGATAGCAGCATTTCTTTGTCACCTGTTCAAGCATGGGAAGAAGGCACTAACATACAGAAAGCAATCAAGGTTGCGCCTGAAATTGTACGGGGTTGGATTGTGTCAGAAGTAGGGCGAATGATAAAAGAGTTGAACTACAAGGTCACCATACAAAGCGACGAAGAACTAATGTTCTGCTGTAGGTCAATCATAGATGAGAACCCTACATTGAAGCTAGAAGAAATACGGGTATGCTTTGATATGATCCGCAAAGGCAAATACGGTAAGATGTTCGAACGATTTAAAACGCCTGAAATACTTACGTGTTTATCTACGTACCAAGGAGAAACTCGTGCTGAGATGTTAGAGCGCAAAGTAGCTGAAGATCAACAACAAAAAATAGAACGTGCAGATGAGTTGTTAGAGCCTTTAGGTTTAGTAGAGTTGTACGACAAGCTGCAAGTAAAAGACCATGTGCCAAAGAAAGAAGGCATAGGTACTAGGTTAAAAAAGAAAAACGGATGGGACAATGAATGAAGAATTACTAAGTGTTTGTTGTGGAACGCCACAAGTAGGTGACTATGAGATTTGCGTATCGTGTGGTGAACATACAGTTTTTGAAGATGGTAGTGACCAAGAGTAAAGCGAAAGCGAAATTAGACAAGGCGTTAAGCGATTATGTTAGGAAGTCTAGCGCAGATGAAAATGGCATAGCAAATTGTTTCACTTGCCTTGATCGCAAAAGTTGGAAACTTATGGATTGCGGACATTTTATTACGCGAGCCAAGATGAGTACACGATGGCTTTACAAACCGTCTGAAGGATTAGTGAATGTCGCTTGCCAGTGTAAACGGTGCAACGGTTTTTTAGGGGGGCAGCAATATGTGTTTGCAAAAAGGTTAGACGCTATTTACGGTAAAGGAACAGCAGATAAAATTTTGTTAATGAGCAATCAAACTACTAAATTCAGCATTGCTGACCTGCAAGAAATGACTGCACACTACAATGACCTGTTTCGAAAACTTCCTCAATAGGGAATACAATACACTGCTCAGATATGCAGTATATCTTGTTGGCGAAACTTGGTCAAAGGATTTGCTGCACGATATGGCAATTACCCTACTAGCAAGATCGGAAGCATTAGAGCCTTTGTGCGAACGAAAAGAAATGCTACCTTACATGAAACGAGCAATGAGAATTGCAAGTTGGCATAAAGAAGGTAACTTTTTTAAACAGTACAGAGAGTACGAAAGACGAAAGAAAAACGTGGACATTGAGCAGGTATTGCTAAATGACCATGAACTTATTGAATTAGAAAAAAAACAATTAGGCACAGCCTACAAAATGCTTGAAGAAATTAACTGGTTCGACAGGGAGATATTCAAGGCATATTATTTACATAGTCACACTTTAACAACATTCAGCGATGCCACAGGAATCAACAGACAAACAATCTACAGAAGCATTAGGAAAGCCCAAGCGCACCTACAAGAAAAAAGCCAAGAAATCAAAAGGGCTAGGGGATGATATTGAGAAGTTCACAGAAGCCACAGGAATTAAAAAGGTGGTTGAAAAAGTGTCTGAGATAACAGGCAAAGATTGTGGATGTGCCAAGAGAAAGGAGTATCTTAATAATCGATTCCCTCGTTATGATAGCATGAGTGAAGCCGATCAGAAGTTATGGGTTGATGTGCTAAAGCCTAAGTTTTACGAAGGAGCGCAAATTAACTTAGGTTTTCAAGACACGTTGATTGATGTGTATCAAAGGACGTTTGGTGTACGCTTGAAGAAAACACGGTGCGGAAGTTGTATGTTAGGTAAGTTGGAGCAACTAGAAAAAGCATACGCTATAAGCTGTGACAAATGAAAATCCTATGCCCTGCAATCCTTGATGGATACCAACGCAGAAAGGATAGAAGCGTAAGTTTACGTTTGCTTACACAAGAGCAGACGAGCCAAGACCTAATGAACATTGACAGTTTATTAGATACATTCGGCATACTGTACTTCAGGGCTGATGATTCGCCTGAAGAGAGCGTACCGTTTGAAGAGTTAGACAGCATAGAGTTAGACTTGTACGACAAGAAGAAGACACAGAGCCAAAGGTTACGTGCTGTACTATACAAGCTGTACAAGCAGGAAGGAGGAGAGGGAGAATTTAAGGACTACTACAAGGTAAAGACAGAGAAAATAATAGAACATTTTAAAAGCAAACTAGAAGATGAGTAAAGCAAGCTATCAAGCCCACGAAGAAATCAAGCCTAAGAAACAATCTATGCAACAGCAGATACATTCTTACTTGGAAGCCAAAGGAGCAACTAACCTACAAATGATTGAGTTTCATTTGGGGCTAAAGAATCAAACAGCATCAGCAAGACTAAGTGAGATGCACGACAAAGGCATAGTTACCTTTGATCCATACGGAGCATACAGACTGACTTATGATGATGCAGAAAGGCTAGAGGTAATTAAACAACGATGTGCTGAGAAGTACGGAAAGTGGGCAAGACAAGGTGAAAAGAACGGATGGATAGGCACAGCCAAATTAAAGGCAGACATAATTAAACTTCGTGGAATAGGAGATAGCGGAAGTTTATTTAACGATTATGCTCAAGGCAAACGCGATGCTTACGATTTGGTCTTGCACTTAATAGATCAACAATAGGTTTACCCTTCTTGGACTTGAACCTCTGTAAATAACAGAAAAAAACAGACATGGCTAAGTACGATAAAGGACAATCAGGAAACCCTAACGGAAGACCGAAAGGTGCTAAGGGCAAAATTTCTAGTGAGGCACGAGAATTGTTTGTGCAGGTTATGGAAGGCGAGATAGATAAGATCAGAGATTCATTGGGTGTATTGCGTGAGAACAGTGATGAGAAATACCTAAAGGCTTTAAGCAGCTTGATGCCATACTTTATGCCTAAGCAAGTAGAAACTGACGTAACCATTCTAGAGGCTTCTAAGCCGCCTTCGTGGTTCGATGAGGTATTGGATAGGACAGACCAAGAAGAAGAGAACCTGACTACGTGAAACAGCCCAAAGCGTACTACGATGTAAAGGGCAGCAAAGCACGTATAGTTTGCCTGCAAGGTGGTAGTCGGAGTGGCAAGACCTATTCGGTTTTACATTGCCTATGTGAGTGGTGCTACACGTACCAAAACTCACAGTTTACAATTACGATTATACGCAGAAGTTTTCCTTCGCTTCGTGCCAGTGTCATGCGTGACTTCTTCAATATCATACAGGAGGCAGGATGGTATCAAGAGAAACACCACAACAAGACCGAGAACACATACAATCTATTTGGCAACCTAGTTCAGTTTATAAGTGCCGATCAGCCTGACAAATTCAGAGGTGCTAAACACCACTTCGTTTTTCTTAATGAGTGTACAGAGTTACAGAAAGAAGTTTTTGTTCAAATTTCTATGCGTACCCTGTACAAGATATTCATAGACTTCAACCCGTCAGAAGAATACCATTGGCTGTACGACACGGTAATACCTAGGGATGACTGCGACTTCTTTAAGTCTACCTACCTCGACAACCCGTTCTTAAATAAGGAGGTAGTAGATGAGATTGAAAGACTCAAGGACACAGACGAGAATTACTGGAGAATCTATGGACTAGGGGAAAGAGGCATAAGTAAGGAAACAATATTTCAAACTCACGTCTACGATGAACTACCTGAGAACGCAAAGCACATAGCCTACGGGTTGGACTTTGGATTTGCTGCTGATCCTGCCGCCTTAGTTCGAGTTAGTCAAAGGGGAGATGAACTGTACATGGAAGAGTTAATCTATAGTGGAGGACTGACTAACCAAGACTTAGGGGAGAAGTTTAAGACATGGGATATAGGGAGGCACGATGAAATTATTGCAGACAGCGCAGAACCAAAAAGCATTACCGAGTTATCGCGCATGAACTTTAACGTAAAGCCTGCACGTAAAGGAGCAGACAGCATACGCAATGGCATTGACATAATGAGAAGGCACAAGTTGTTTATTAAGTCAGACAGCTTGAACTTGCAGAAGGAGTTTAGAAACTACAAATGGAATACCGATAGGGATGGGCGTATACTGCCACACCCGAAGGACGCATGGAATCACGGAATCGACGCTGTGAGATATTGCTGCCTTAACAAACTAGCCCATAGAAACCGTTCATACTACGTAAGATGAAAGTAAGTCTACCTGAAGGTTACCACGAAATAACTATTGAGCAATACCAAAACGTTTGGAAAGCGTATGAAAAATCTACTCACGCTCACGAGTCAGTAAGATTAGCAATTGAATGTTTAGCAGGGTTGGAGCAAGGAGCATTGCAAAACGCTCAATGGCATGAAATAGAAAAGGCAGGCGAATTGCTTGCGTGGTTTATATCTGATCCCGATGCTTCAACTTTAAAGCAGCCATTACAAAACAAGATTAAGCTAAATGGTAGGTGGTATGGTTTTATCCCTAACTGGACAACGCTAACAGTAGGAGAGTTTGCAGACCTTGACACGTACTGCAACCAAGGGATGTTTGAAAACCTGCACATCATTATGTCTATTCTTTACAGACCAATTGCGCTTGAACGCCATGACAGTTACGAGATAGAATCATACGTCCCAAGCAAGGAAAGGAAGGCAGAAATGCTTAACTTGAAGATGGACGTAGCTATTGGAGCATTGGTTTTTTTTTGCAACATCGAAAAGGAATTAGCTATCACTATGGAACGCTCTTTGAACGGAAAGACGCAGATGAAAAAGCCAAGACGATTCACAGCAAGTGGGGATGGTACGCCACTATCTACGAACTAGCAAATGAGAATCCTTTAAGTATTCAGAGTGTAACAGAACTTTATATAGAAGATGTACTGACTTTTCTTTCATACGAAAAAGACGTTCGGGTATCGCAAAACATTAAAATGAATGCAGACAATACAGGACATTAACAACGCCTTACAAGCCATTGTAGATAATCACTTAACGCTAAAAAGTTTTCATACGTCTACCATTGATACGTTGGACATGGAAAAGTTAAACGTGACTGACTACCCGTTATTGTATGGTCAATGTACAGGCGCAACGATGGAAGGTGGGGCTACTGTATTCACGTATGAAATTATAGTAGGTGATCTTGTAATAGAGAAACAGCAGGAAATCATTACACAGATATACACGGAAACTTATCTGTTGCTGCAAGACGTAGCGAGCCAGTTTGTATTTAACGTCAACCAAGGCAGCGATATATCTAATGCTTGGAGTTTTCAATTACCCTTGAACTGCACACCGTTTACAGCTAGGTTCGACAATCTGCTCACAGGGTGGAGTACGCAGTTTGAGATTAAACTACCTACGCCACTAAACCTTTGCATTGCTCCTTATGACTAAGTTAGAAGTAGAAATCAACGTAGGGCAAAATAGGTACTTGCTAAAGATGCCTAAGTTTTTGAAAGCTATCAAAGACTTGGGAGGCTATGTTGTGTCGGAGGCACGAAGCATTTTAGCGGAAAAGGATAAGGTGGTTACGGGTGCTTTGTCTGAATCACTTGGGTTTGAACTATCAGAAACGGCTACGGGTCTAACTATGTCGTTTGGTGCTGATGTCCCTTATTGGGATTTTGTTGAGCAAGGGGTAAAAGGCGCAGCGTCTTCTACAAAAGCACCTGACAGCGAATATCAATTTGGAAGTGGGACAGGACAGAAGGGAGCGTTAAAGCCTGCGATTAGAAAATGGATAACTGATCGAGGCATAAGCAATCAAACATGGAGGGATAAAAAAGGAAGGTTTTTGTCTTACGATGCTATGTCGCAAAGAATAGCGAGAAGCGTTTACTTGACAGGCATTAAGCCTACTGGTTACTATGCCCTAGCGTTTGACCATGCAGAAAAACAAGCACAGCGAAAACTAGGCATAGCATTAACAAAGGACTTGCAGCTATTCTACAACAGCAACTTTGGCAAAGAGTACACAGTCACAATTAATTTAGGGTAATGGCATATAACGTAAGACAAACAAGCACGGGTTTACGCGGTTCGTATGATGAACTAATCTACGTGGTTGAAGATACAGACAACACAGGAGAACCTAAATACAGGTATGCTTGCTCAGTGAATATAGACGGAACTACAGTTGCTGATTCAAAAGCAATTCTTCGTCAGTTGCCTAACAACGCAGATTGTGCGGTATTTAACCCAAGGATCGTAGCAGCGCAATTTGTAAAGCCTGACGAGAACAAATGGTTTTTAGGTCAGTCAGCAGGCAACTTACTAAGCACAAACACATCTGCATTTAAGACCGTAACAATTCAGTTTGGTTATCAGTACGCAGCAAGTGCTTCGTTAGAACCTGTACTTACTTTGCTGTCTGCAACCGATCAAACAGTTCAGTTGGTATCAGGCAATTTTACCCTGCCTACGTCAACGGTAATTGAAACAACAGATAGCGATTCATACATACCCGATGATGCTAACGCTTTGTTTCTTTCTGACACACCTTTAGTCGGAGGAGTTTACAAAAATTACGTGGTGTATGATACAGGCAAAACGACTTGGGCAACACTGGCTTTCATTAACACTACAGATTCTGATGCGAATTACATAAGCATTCGATATTACAATGGAACTACAGTGTTAAGTCAAAACACATTTGCTAACGAAACTGCCAATGGAGGTGCAACACCTAGCACTGTAACAGCAGACACTGAAAGGCTTCTTTATCTTGGTATTGGTACAGCGAATCTAAATGGTCAATCAGGCACGTATTCACCTGCAAATCCAACCAATGCAGGGTGGACACATTATGACATTATTTTATCAGATAACTTAGGTGACCCTTGGGGAAACGCATCTTCAGCTACCTACAGGTTTGAACGTTTAGACTGCAACAAGTTTCAGCAAGCAGGCGAGTTTTACACCTTGCACTGGTGGAACAGCAAAGGTGGATTGGATAGCCTTGTGTTTAATGGCAAGTCAGAGTTAAGGCAAAACATTAAGCGAACAGAGTACAGAGAGATTGGAGGTAACAGCTATGATGCAAACGGACAAGGAGTAACAGCTTACAGCAAGTACAGCTACGAAGGAGGCAAGACACAAGCAAGTAGCGTAACGACTACCACGTTTCGATTAAATACAGCGTTTGGTGACCCTGCTACATTAAGTCCTTTGATGATGTCGCTTATGAATAGCGAGCGAGTATACATGACAGGCAGCGATAACTACGGCACAAACTCTACAGGGGCAGACAAGAACAAAGCTGTACGAGTCGTAGTGGCAGATGGTTCGTTCCAACGCAAAACATCTGTTAATGATGGCTTGACTTCTTATGAGTTACAGGTAGATATTTCACGATTACGACCAACTAGGTAATGGTACAATTAATAGCTACCTCACAAGACGGAAGCGATCAGGTACAGTTAGATACGCCTAAAGTACCGATTCAGTTAAACTTCCATTTCCAAGACTTAGCAAAACCATTTGCCAACAGAACGCCTTACAGCTTTAATTTTAAGCTACCTGCTACCCGTGAGAATCTAAAGTTCTTCTCTTTTTACTATGACTACAACGTCAACTTAGGAACATTCAAAGCAACCAAGCGTACTAACGTTGATGTGTACGACAACGGGGTTTTAGTTATGTCGGGTATTATGCAGCTTCTAAACGCAACAGAAGAAGAGTATACGGTTGTGGTATTTGAAGAGTTGGCAAAGCTGTTTGAAACAATTAAAGATTTGTCATGGGAGCAGCTATTTATTACTGAAGCAGGCACAGTAGATACTGATTTAGATCATTCGCTTTCGTGGACAAACATAATTGACAGTTGGACGTTAACAAATGATGTAACGTCAGGCAGTGTAGGAAACGGAGTAATTGTTTACCCGTTAGCTGACTATGGACTAAACGCCACAAACAACGCGAACAACGAAGGAACGAGTACGGGGTTTACATACAATGGGGCAGGAACAGGCATGGACAATGCCAATAACTACACCCAATCCTTAGCAGCAAAAAACCTGAAGCCTGCCATACGAATACAGTACCTAATCAAATATATTTTTGAGTACGCAGGTTTTGTATACAACAGTAATTTCTTTGATAGTGCAGACTTTCAAAAAATCTATATGTTTCTTGCTACAGAAACAGAACGGGTAAAATCAAGGGCAACTTATGGATTTCGCACAGGACTAAGTAGCGCAGTAGACATACTGATTGCTCAAGCAGGCATTTATCAAGACCTTGTGTTTGACTATGAAACAGGCAGTCCATACTATGACCCTGACGCATTAGTAACAAACGGAGTATTTACAGCACCTTATGATGGCTCATACCTTTTAGCTACACGCCTATTTGTTAAAACGATTGCAACTCCACCTTCACCTACACCTCTAGCAGTTACGTTTGATGTAAAGGTGCGTATGCAAGTCAACAACGCAGGAACGCAGGGTTATAGCGTACCATGTGACTCAACAGTAGTAAACACAGTTGATCATCAATACTGGCTAGACTTAAACGCAGGAGATATAGTATCTGTTTCTGTGCTATCTGAAAACTCGTATGATACAGTTCAGATTACATCAGACGCAACTAATGGACAATCGTTTTTTAACCTCATTAACTTCTCAGGCTCTGTTGGTTTTGTAGATGTGTCGGCTAATTTCCCAAATGATGTCACTGTAGACAAATGGCTAAAAGCTGTATTTGAGAAGTTTAACTTACGCATGGTTACTGATCGAGATGCTGTAGGCACAATATATGTTGAGCCTTGGGAAACATGGTGGGATTCAGGGGTAAGTAAAGATTGGACAAATAAAGTAGATGCAGACAGCATAACGATTGAGCCAACGACAAAGTATCAGCAGAAGTCAATTACGTTTTCGGACGGTGAAGGCGAAGACTTTTTGAATCAATGGTATCAACACCATAACCAAAGAGTCAAAGGAACTTACATATTTGAAAATGAAGACAACGACTTTGCTACGGGTGAGATGGAAACTAGCGACATATTCCAACCACTACGCAACAGGAAAATCTTTACTTGGATTCAAAATACAGGTACTAGCTTAGTTCCAAATGTGCTTTGTCCTGCATTTTGGGTTTGGTCTGATGGTAGTAACGGAAGCATCTACCTTAAAGAATCTGTGTCCTGCAAACCTGTGTTAGCATACTACAACGGATTGCAAAACATAGGCAATGGGGCAACGTTTAACTATGGAGGAACAGCAGGTACAACTTTCCCATATTTTGCTGAATACAATACATACGGAGTAACAGCTACCACAAAGTCTTTAGAGTGGGGCTACTCCTACCCAAGCAATTTAGATATGCCTGCTGTTGGTGGGTACACGCAGAATTATCTTTTTAATACGTACTGGCTACGTATGATGAATGAGATATACAGCGATGAAAGCCGATTAATGACAGCTAGGTTTTCGCTGAATGCTACGGATATATATGACTTAAAGTTTAATGATTTACTGTACATAGAAGGCGCATACTGGAAACTGCTAAGTTTGAAAAACTTTACGCTTGACGGTGAGAAGCTATGCAATGCAGAACTGATCAAAGTAATTAATGCACCTGCTGCACGAATAGATGGTAACTGCGCTTTACAAGTAGATTCATTTAACGATGATGGAACGGTAAATTTTGTTGACGCTAAAACAGGGGCTTCAGCATCTGCTACTGCTGACTGCTGCACAATCAATGGCTATGTATGGAGTGAAGCATTAGGTCAATGCTTTATTACAGCAGGTAATGAAAACGGAGGTGGTGGCACTAATCCAGTAGGCACATACCCTGAGCCGATCAGCGGATTAAACAACGCTCAAAACGATACAGGGATTGGTACAAACGTAATCACCAATGCGTTTAATGGATTGCAAGTATCAGGTGCTACGTATTCATTAGAATTATTTGCACAAACTACTAGTGCTTCAAGCGTATCAGCCACAACTAACGAAGGGCTTTCTGATTTTAAAGCAGGCGCAGACACAATAACGTATATCACCTACGACATTACGACTATTGAAGTAGGGGGTAGCAACTCAACGCATGGTAACGCAGCCAATTTTACAGCACGAACGGCTATAGCAAATACAAGAACTTCTGCTACAACTGCTTGCACCTTACGTAATATTGGAAATCCAACGATACTAAACAATCAAAGTGACGGTGGCACACATGGCACAATTAGCATTCAAACAGCGCAACGTAGTTCAGGGGCAACAGCTACGTATTCATTGCAATGTGCAGGGCAAGCAAACGTTATTGAGCAATGGTTTATCCGTGCAACAGTACAAGTAGTTCAAATAAATGATGCTGTTGTAGTGATTGGTGGGGATGCTTATTTTAATAAAACTCCTAACACACAAATTACATTAAATGTCAGCCCTACACAAACCTTAGAATTTAACTAATGAAATACTGGATAAACGCCATAGGGTATGGAATCCCTTTAGCTGTACGTTTGGCGCAAGACGAAGAGCAAAAAGGCAAAAAAATGTGGTTGCATTGGTACGGTAGGCACGATTTAAAGGTTAGCGCGTTGAAGAAGATCAACTTAATACTGAAGAACCGATGAGTAATGACATGAATTTTAACCTAATCGGAGTCGACAAGGTTACACCTGCTGCTGAAAAAGCCACAAAATCATTAGATAATCTGAGCCAAAAAGCAGATCGTGCAGGTAAACGAGTAGGAAATACAGGCAGAACAGCTACTAAAGATTGGGCAGGGCTTGGAGATTTGTTTCAAGGCGTACTACCTAGGGGATTAACTCGGACGCTACGACAATTCAAATCAACGCAGCGATCAGTTTCACGATTAAGCAAAGGCTTTAAAGGATTGAAAAGTGCTATTGCTTCAACAGGAATTGGTTTGCTTGTTGTCGCTTTGGGTGCAATCGTGGGCTATTGGGATGATATATCAGCAGCTATCAGCAGTGCATCAGATGAAACAGATAAGCTAGTTGAAGAGAACAAAGAGTTAGTTCAAGCTGCAAAAGATCAGTTAGAAGCAATAAGTGCTACTGAGAATATCTTAAAACTGCAAGGGGCAACAGAAGAAGAAATTCTAGCAATGCGCATGGCAGCTACAGACGAAGCCATAGCAGCGCAAAGGGTTATGATTGAGTCTTTAAAGACGCAACAGGAAGAACAAACTAAAGCAGCGCAAACAGCCAGCGATGTAGTCGCAGGTATATTGACCTTGCTTACAGCACCTGTAGCGGCAGCCTTAACAGCTATAGACGCAATAAGCGCAGGGTTGGTAAAGATTGGCGCACTAGAAGAAGCAACAAATTTTGCAGAAGGATTCTATACAGGCATTGGCGATATGCTGTTTGACCCTGAAGGAATAGAAGAAGACGGTCAAAAGGCAATTGATGAAGCAGAAGAACAACTTCAGCGTTTAGAAAATACACGAGCAGGCTATCAATTACGAGCCAATAAAAACGAGGAGCAGGCAGAAGCGGAAGCGCAAAAGAAACGAGATGATGCAGCTAGGAAAAGAGAGCAAGACGCGCAATTTGTAGCTGATCGATTAGCGAAGATACAGGAAGAAATGTATCTAGCTATGATTGAGGATGACATTATGCAGCAAAAGGAAAGGCGCAGGTTGCAGTACGAAGCAGACCAAGCAGAACTAAAAGCTAGGGGCGCAACATTTTCTCAGTTGCTAGTTTTAAAGCAACAGTATGATATGGATGTTGAGGCTTTAGATCAAAAAGCACTGGACAGAAGGAACGCTAAAGAAAAAGAACGACTAGATAAAGAAGCACAACTAGCTGAAGAATTTCGACAGAAGGAATTAACGGATAAGCAGCTAGAAGAAGAAGCAGCCTTTGCTGAATTTGAAAGACAGGAAGAGTTAGCAGGCACAAACGAGGCTTTGCTACTTGAGGCATTCGAAGCGTATCAAAGTCAAAGAGAAGCGATTAACGATAAATACAGTCAACAAGAAATTGATGCTAACCAAGAAGTAGTCGATTTAGAGATTCAAGGCAGGCAGGCATTAGCTAGGGGGATAAGCGGTGTGTTTAAGCAAATGGGTAGGTTAGCAGAACAGAACAGCCAAGAACAGAAACAGTTAGCCGTTGCAGACGTATTGCTTAATCAAGCTATTTCAATGGCAAACGCAGTAAGGGCAGCATCAGAAACAGCTAAAGACCCTATTTCTTTAGGTGTGCTTATTACTACTATGGTAGGTGGTGTGCTTAGTAGCTTTGCAAATATTAAAGGAATCTTAGACCAAGCAGGAACATCAGGCGGTAGCGTAGGGGGCGGTTCATCAAGACAAACTCGATCAGGCTTTGACACACAAAGCACAGCACCGATGCCTACACGCTTACAATCAGAAGGAGGGATGCAAGCCTATGTAGTACAGAGTCAACTTGAAGGACAGGCAATGCAGGCGCAACAACTAACTTCTAAAACTACCCTTTAATTTTACGGGTTGGTGTTACGCTTCTTTATATGTATATTATAGACATAGAACAAAGTCATGAAAAAAACAAAACTCGGTTATAACGGTTGGGCAAATTATGAAACGTGGAGTGTAGGAGTACACGATTACATTGAATTTTTAGCTGAAACAGCTATAGACAATGGGGATTTGCAAGTTGACGCATCGTGGTGTGAAGATTATATGTACGATTTGCTTGAAAGTGAAATGCCAAATGACGGGTTGTTACGACAGCTTTTAAATGGCGCATGGTCGGAAATTGATTGGCGAGAAGTAGCTGAACACGTTAACGACACTATCTTAGACATTGGTATCTAATGAATATTCGTAGAGAACAAGATTCATTTGAAGACTACTTAGATTCGGTAGGCATGGAATATGACAGCGTATCAGGACTTACGCAGGTATTCATGCGTCAAAATGATTACGATGTGTTCTTTACAGACAGGGGGATTGAGGTAGAAAGCTATGCACCTATGATGGGCAATGTAGAATTTATAAACGCTGACCAGTTGATTGATTGGTTTGAAGAACAATAGAGATATGATAGCAGACAGAATCTTACAAAAAGCACTAAAGGGCGCAACCTTTGCCGAAGCGTTAGGTGTGGTATATAATTGTTTAGAATGGGCGAATGCTCATGCTGAAAACAGAGAATTGGAAAGTGAATTTGGGCAGGCTGATTACAGTTATTTTGAATATGCTTCTGAAGTCACTAGCAACGTTGATTGGAACATTGACTTAATTTTAGACTTACTAGCTGACAATTTAGATAGCGCAGGTTTTGGACATTTAGCAGATTGGTGTGACGAGCAAGCAGCAAAATATTAACCAACAGAGATATGGTTATAGAAATAAAAGGATTATCATTTAACGAAGTACACGACTACTTAGATTCACGAGGTGCAGGTGAAGGTGATTTGGATATTTACATTGATGACTATGGCTATGTCGATGCTGAGGCAGGAGATATGCGAAGAATGGTTGAGGTAACAGTGAATGATCCTGATGCCGAATATATTTTAGATGGGATCATGGCAGACTTGGAAGATGAAGAGCCAGACGCAGAAATCAGTTACCTATAAACAACAGAGATATGGAACGAATTATAGTGATGCATGATGACTTAACAGACGTTGTTTCTGACTTGCAAAACGCAGGGGTCTATAGTTTAATCTACTCGGTAAAATATGGTAATCTAGGTAATGTCATTGTCATGACTGAAGACTTGGACGATATTGAATTTCAAGATGTCATGGACACTTTGTATGACAATTACGGAAGGGAATACGTTACTTACGACTAAACAACAGAGATATGGATTTTAATTTAGTGACCGATTTTGATGAAGGCTATGTTGGAGGAAATTATGGATACCCATTTATGGTTCGGACTTTTGAGATTGAAGTGAATGGTCAACGGCACGGATACATCAATCAATCTGAATACATTGATATGGTACAAGACGGAATGCCTGAGATAAGCACTTCGACACGCCAAAGGGACTATGAAGAAATTGAAATGTTTTTGTTCGACTACGGTTTAATTGAGCGCGATATGGTTTTGAATAGTGTT